TCTTGTCATCCGCTGGTTCTGCGAGATACAACTCGTTAAATACATTTTCAGGAAGGTCTCGCTTGGCTTGTTCTACCTCCTCAAGTTTGAGAATGCCTTCCTTGACGGCATCGTAAGCGGTTATTTTAAAATAACGATAGTCACTCTCTCCACTCCTCGCCCTTTCCCCTAATTTGTAGAACCAGTTTTTTTTGCCTTTAACATTCCCAATCAACTTGCACTTGCCTTGTGTGGCGGTTAGGGTTGAACGCATAGCATACCACGACTCCTCACGCATACGAGATGCCTCATCAATGACGGCAGCATACACATCGTCTCCATACAGGTTGTCGGGTTTCTCCCCTGACTTGAACTCAATGCGTGATCCAGTTGGTAAGGTTAGCAGTAACTTGGTCTCGTTGCTTTGGAAGAAGTTGACATCGGTGACTTGTGTTTTCATCCTTCGGAATGCTATCTCCGCTTGTTGGTAAACAGGTGCAACCCACCAAACGGATTGACCATCCTTGCACTTGAGAGCTTGTTCAAACAACCATATGATGTGCGATGCGGTCTTGCCTGTTTTGGTAGACGCTGCCGTTATCGTGAACCTCTCCTCACAATCAAGGATGGCTTGTTGATAACTTGTGACATATGGTCGCTTGTAGTTTATTTGCATAGTTTATCGTAAACCGCCAACCGAGTCAGGTTGTGCAGTTCCAAATTGTGATAGGTGTTGCAATAGTCAAAGTTACTGCGTCCCATAGATTGTCTCACCGAGTGACCAGCGTGAATCAGTTTCTCAATGGATGCTCTCCAATTATTTTTGTTGGTGAATATCACTCCATCGTTTGATGCGTGGTAAAGGTAAGGGAACACCGCAGAGCAGATGATAGGTATGCTATACGCTGCTGCCTCCACAATCTTCAACTCGCTCTTGCATTGATTGAAGTGGTTGTCCTGAAGCGGTGCAAGTACAAAGTCAAAGTGTTTGTAAACCTCTCCATATTCCCACACGCTTGTGCCTTCCACAATCTTGGCTTTTGGAATCAGTTTGACGATGTTGTTCCAATGCTCACTCGGAGTGTAACCAACGATGTAGAACTCCACATCCATCGCATTGATGTCATCAGCGATGAGCTTCAAGTCCTCCTCGTGTGTGATTCCTCCAACCCATCCAATCTTCACCGTCTCATTTTTCTCCTTAACTTGCGACCATTGATTATGTGTTAAGTCCAGGCAGTTCGGCACAACATACACCTTCTCGTTGATAGTGCGTATCTCCTTTGCCAACATCGTAGTTGTGGTGATGACGGCATCCGCATAGTGGATTGCATCCTTGATGGCGTTCTTGATTCCCTTGCGATAAGCCCAATACGCTGGATTATATTTGGGGAGTACCCAATAGTCATCAATGTCCACGACATATGGTTTCCTGGCATCAGCGATCCGCTTGAGAACATCGTATTGGTATTTGCCCAACCATCGTGAGAATACAACAAGGTCATATTTGGAGAAGTCAACCGTCATCCATTCCTCTTGTGATTGGCAAACATCAATTGTTGCTTGTCCGTCCAACTGCAAACGAAGATGCGGTGTATAGATGCGGTGATAAACCACACCATTCATTCCATCAGTTAATATCAATAAGTTCATTTAGTATCTTTTGAAAGGTGTAGTTCTTGTTGTAATCGTAAGCGACTCCTCCCATCGGAATCACATTCGGGCAATGATGATAGGACTCAAGCATCCGTTTGACTTTCATTTGCTCTGCAAGTGCAAAGGTTGATGACTGATTCCCAATCACCAACTTCACGGAGTTAATGACCTGTGCCAATGCCAAAGCATCTCTCACCTTCAGGTGTTCACAATCTAACTGGTGGCGTGAGCAGAATGCGTGATATTCCTCTTCGTATCCAAAGAAAATGCACTTGTGATTCTTGAGCGATTTGTAGTTGATGTCATTGTTGCGATAGCGTGTACTGAAATTCAAAAGGATTGTGTCCTTCAGCTCTTGAATTGGTTCAGGTGCAATCACACAAGGTTGAGTCAAGTCACAAGTCAATTCGGGATAGACAAAGAAGTGGTTTCTTCTCAAGTCACCAGCACTCAAGTTGAGTTCGTGCCTTCGGAATTTGTCAAAGTCATACACGATGTCAGCGTGAGAGTTCATCTGCACACTTTGGATGTATGGTTGGAACTCAAGCAATGGCTTGATGTAAGCATAGGAGATTGGGTTCATACAATACCCACCACCGGGATGATTCGGTGTTCCATTCGGTTCACGAAATCCGATGTGAAAATCAATCTTCTCTCCGTGCAACTCGGATGCTCTCTTTGTTGCAGAAAGGGAATAGATTAAATCACCGATATGTCCTGACTGAATTACTCTCATTCATTCGGTAGAATTGGTATAGGCATCCAGTACACGACCTCAAGCAACCTGTTGGTATGTTCGTCAATCCACATCTCGTCAATGTAACGAGCAAGTGTGAACTCACCTTGTGATGTGTGAACGAGCTTCAACTCATCATCAATGGGTGGGTAAACATCCAACCCCCTCCAAGTTTTCTTCATCGTGCTTTGGGAACTGAAAGTGCGTGTGTGGCTTTGCTCTTCTCGTGTGGTGCTTTCATCCGATTGCAGTTCACACGGACATCACCGTATTGATTAACTACCAGTTCACCACTCTTGATGGCTTCGTTTAATTTGTTGATGTTGATTGATAGGTTGAGTCCGTACTCATTCTCCCATCCGTTACCGAGATAAGTTGTCATTGTCTAAATTCAAAGTTATTGTGAAATTTTTGGATTCTATTGTTTGGTGTTGTGTTTCTTTTGGTTTACCATATACCCGGTCAAATAATAACTCCAGTAGATGGATGCTTCCCCTCTCATAATCCCTTGTCGCTTTCTTTGCAATCATAGCAATCCAAAAGGGAAGTTCCTCATTCTTTGCAAGGTCAATTAATTCCGCACGGCTCTTTGTCAAAATGGATTGAATGATGTCGTTGCTTTGGCTTTGTGACAACTTGACATTGTATTCAGCCAAAAACAATTCCTTCAAGATGGTGTCCACCTTTTTCGGTCTACCGTTTGGGTTGCGAGTTTCACCCTTCACCATTGGTTTCAAATTGTCCTTACCAGCCATTGTTATTCCATTGTTTTATTTTACATTTGTATCAGTTACAAGCGGGGTTAGTGTAGTGGCAACACACTTGACATCCAGTTGAGAATTGGCGTTCGATTCGACCACCCCGCTCAATTTTTTTGGATAGGGTTTTGATAATTCTTTGCACTTGCTAATTAACGATTTATTTAATGGGTATATATATTTGTATTTCCCACTTCGTTTTCTTTTTGGTAATTGAGATAAAATACTTTTTGGAAGTTCGTTAAGATTTCGGTCATGTCTCCAAACTCCTTTGTAAAATATATCGGTTCCAGAACTTTCGCTTTCGTCTACAAAATACCAATTGGTGGCTTGATATATTGTACCAATATGACTTTGCCCTTTATCAGCATAGGAAATTAACAATTCCACCAATGGGTTATTCTTTTTGAACAACTTAATTGCAATTGCCATTGCTTGGCTTGTGGCTTCTTGTTTACCATTTAAGGCCATTCTAACAAGTTCGGCATATTGACCAAACTTTAATCCATAAGGAGTTCCCATATTTGCCGATGCCCCTCCACTAAATATAATCACCCCACACCATTCGTTTTTATCATTAAAAACAGAATACCCATTGACTTTGGCCCTTGTCGATGGTATTGATTTTGAATAATGAAAATTCAAACACGCATATTGAATGGCCTTATACGATGCTTTGGCTAATCTCATAATTCTCCCGCTGAAACGCTAAAATAAGCACCTTTGTATTTTCGATCCAACAATTCTTGAATATCAATTTCTGCCTTTTGCAATTGTTCGGGCGTATCAAAAGTGATTTTCATTGTTGCGGGTTTATTTTTTAAATCATCAATCAATTCATCTTCCCCAGGTTCGCCCATAATAATTGGCAAGTCCAATCCCCATTCATCCAAGTCCTCAACATCCCATTCATTTGCAAGTTGATCCCAATCCCATTCACCGTAACCGACATTGTCTTTGATGATAAACTCTTGCTCTTGCTTTTGGGTTAGGTCACTCGCTTTGATGATGTATGTTTCTTTGATACCCAAGTGTTCCAATGCCTTCAATCGCATATTACCACCCAGCACAATCATCTCGTCATTGACAACGATTGGTCGCAGTTCCAACATCTGTGGAAAGTCCTGAATTGATTTCACCAACTTCTTGAACTTGTCATCCTTGATGACTCTTGGGTTGTTTGGGTTTGGTCGGATGTCCGACAATTTAACTTTTTGCATTGAGTTTCATTTTATGTTTGTCCTTCAAAAATTGTTTGAATTGCTTTTGATCCCCAAACTTGGTGTGACAGGCACGGCACAATGCTTGGAGATTTTCTATGTTGTCGGCTTCCTTGCTCCCTCCCATTCCCCTCGCTTCAATATGATGGATGTCAACCGCAGTTGTTCCACATACCTCGCAAGGGATGAAGTCACTAATGTCATAGCCGAAGTGATTGAAGTATGTCAAGGTGTGTTTCTTCATCTCATTTCAAGATTCTCTTCACTCAATATCCGATGGAGTGCATCTCTTGCGTCTTGATAGGCGTTGATCGATTCTTCGGATGCGTCATCAGGTGCGTACTTCACCTTTGTCCTCAAGAATTGATCCAGTTGCCACATAGCGTGTGACCACTTCCATCCGTTTGTTGCATCTTCAAACTCCTCTTGTTCTTCGGGGAGATTAAACTCAATCGTTGCTTTCATTTCTTCTTCTCCGTTTTGGTTTCTGCTCATCATCCGCAAGTTGTGCTTTGGTGAGTGCATCTTGTTGTTGGTTTGCCCATATCAAAAGTGAGTGCAATGCTTCCGTCACACAGGTAGAGCAGTTCGGCAAGTTGCGTCCAAAGATTTCACGATGGACTGCGTTCAATTGGTTTGCTTGTTCTCCCGTTGGTTGGAACACTTGGGTTTGCTTCCACTTGTCAAAAAGTGGTTGAAGGGATAGGATAAATTCTATATTGCTCATAGTTTGGTCTCAAGTAGTGCGACAATCACCGTTGCGATGGATGCATATAATATCCCCACCCATCCGTAGGTGTATAAAAAGAAGGACAACCCCAACCACCACGACAGGCAGAAAGCACAATCAAGTGGTTTCATTCGCTTCCATTTGTGGTATTCGTTTCCGTAGAGATAGCGTTTTAACAAATCGGCTGGTTTGCCGAAGTTCACAATGATGATTGCCAAACAAGCAATTCCAATTATTTCTGTGTGCATCGTTCTTTCATTAGTTTTACCACCCTCAACACTTCACGGACGGAGATGTCTGTCTTTCTATGGATCGCCCTTGCAGACATCCCACTACACCACATCTTAAAAAGTTCCTTTTCATAAAAATATGCCGATTCGGTTACTTGGTTTATTTTGTTGATTCGTTCAAGTTCAATTGTTTCTTCTTCCTCTCTCTCAAGGAGTAGGTCAGGTTCTTCAGCGAAGTCAAGCTCATAGACATCGTACTGGTCATATATGCGAGAGTTGCCGAAGGGATGCCGGTTGCCGTTGATAGCCAAATAAAGGAGACGGATTGACCAAAACTGGATGTATCCGTCCCTGTATATTTTCTCAATTTGCTCATCAGGTTTCTCAAGTAGCGTCAAAAAGTAAAATTGATACAACTCCCTTGCCAACTCTCTATCTTTGGCGATATTCCTCGTTGCTTGGGTGAGCCAATCAGCTTTGGACAACTCCAATATAATGTCGGCTTTGTTCAAATTTTCTTTTCAATACTACAAATATAACCATCTTTTTCGTATTTTTTCTTACACCTCAA